GTCACCTGTTAAATCTGGTACTGGGTCATCCAGGTTCTGATCTCTAAACCATTCGTTCCAAATTCTGACATATCCGCGCACAGGTAACGCGTTGATGCTTAACTTGTCGTTTACTCCTCCTGTGTTGATTTTTGTCGGGATTCCCATGTAATCCAGAATGGAGTTCTCTGCCGGTGTTGCGTTTGCTTTTGTTTGTGTTTTGTGGTCTTTGTCGATTGTTCCGACTCCGATATTTATTTGTGGTACACTGTATACTTCTTTTTGTGCCCACGCTTCGGCTGTGTTTTCACCGCAGAATTCTTTCCAATTATCCCATACAATTCGGTTTGGTACGAAGAAGTAGTATACATCCAAGTAGCAGTTGTCCATCACCGGGACGATTGGTGTGGTCATGCGTACTAGGCCGATTGTGTCTACGCTGAAAGTATCGCCCGGCAGAACTTCGTCTACATAAAAAGGAATCAGTTTTCCAGCGTCAAATGTAAGCTTCACGTTCTGGTCGCGTTTGAATCGGCTTCGGCTAATGTATGTTTTCGGAATTTGGTCGAAATGTGCTTCGTTATTCCGGTTCATTCTCGTTCTTCACCTCTTCTTTCGGCTTTTCTTCCGGCTCTTCTGTCTGCATCTTTTGCAGTTGCTCGTTGATTTCTTCTATGGTTTTTCCTGCCGCGTCTGCCCTGCGTTTCAGCTCGTGGATGGTTTCCGGATAGTCCGTGATATCTGTATACTGTCCGGTGCTTCCCTGTGCAAGGCTCTGTGCAAAGATTGGGTCAAAAGATGCTCGTGCAACGATGTTTTTAATATCGCACTCGTCGGCATACGATTCAATTTCTGCCTGTCTGTCGATGTCTGCATCATGCATCAGGTATTTTTCGCCTTTTTCGTTTTTGGCCCACTTGTAGGTATCGCGCATTCGGTCGCCGCATTCGGTTGGCTTTGCTTCTGGAAGATCAAATCGTGAGTAAATTTTACTCATTCGGCTTTCCCTCCCATACCTTTTCCAGCTCGACAGGTTCAAACGCGCCGGTTTCGTCATCGAAATAGCCGCACATATAGGCCACAAAGTCGCCCGGGGTTTGACCGATAAAGGTTTTTTCATCTCGCTCGAGTGCTTTGCACATGCGTGCCATGGTTTCAGCGTTATCGCTCTCGCACACATGGACGAATTTTTTTGCTACTTTGTCGCGGATGGTAAAGTACATGTGTTTCACAGCCGCGTCCCCCCTCTCATAGGCTTCGACTGCACGTTGATGCGCTTTGTTCGGTTTGCCGTCTTGTTGTAGATCTTGGCATCTTTGCTATGGTTTGTCTTACTCCGATGCGCCATTGTATTTTCTCCTTTTTTTGGCTTTGTTGTTTCGTCCATGGTGTGCTTTCTTGGGCTGGTCTCTAGCTTTGTATGTTTTCTTCATGGCCATCACTTCTCTTCCTTCATCTCATCGTGCAGAGCGTGATAGATTTCATCGAGCTTCTCAAGAATCTGCATCATGATGTGGATTGCCTGCTTTACGTCCTTAATGGAAATTAATGCCATTAGGTCACCCCCTTTCTGTACTTTTTGCCTTCGCGCACGTCAAAGTGCACCCAGCTTTCGTAAACGATTATACCACATCCGTCCACTATTTCGTCAAGGGCTTTTGCTAGTTCTTTTGCAGAAATTCCGTTTACACGGATATCTACGGCCATGCCGCGCATGTGATAGCTATATTTTGCCCCGTTTACTTTGGCGTTGTGTGTCGGTGTTCTGTATCCACTTGTGATGATGATTGGCTTATCTCCCAGTTTTTTTCGGAATATTTCCAGAATGGTCACCATGTAGTCGTCAATGAATGTGATTGCGCTCCCATCTTTGCAGGCAAATTCCTTTACCTTGAAGTGTGGCCCCACCTGTACGTTGTTCTGTTCGCTTGTGTATGCTCTAATCATTTTTTCCAGCTCCTTTTTAGTCGTCTGATATTTTTTTTACTTCGGTGATTTCGTTTGCGTTCAGTCCGTCTCCCGTTTCTTCAATCAATCTTTGCACCGCAACGTTTCTTGCGTCCACCGGGTCCTCTGCAAGTACTCTGTACTTGTCGTGGAAATGCTCTTTTGTGTTGTAAATGTATACGTCATATCTTTTCATATTTGTTAGCTCCTTTCTGTGATTTAATTATATTACTTGTCAATACTTTTTTCAATGTTTTTTTGTGCTTTGTAATAATTCTGTAACTTTTCCAAGTTTCAATTTGTACAAGGTTGCGTAGCAATTTTGTGCAAATTGGAACTTTCGCCGTTAGGCGTTTTCAACACTTTCCACATAGTTTTCAACTTTTCCACATTGTTAAACTTTATCACAACAGAGTGTTTCAACAATTCAACAAGTTTTTCACAAATTTTTCCACACTGTTTTTTGCTATTTTTTTTCGATGCTATGTTAAAAAAGTAGTGTTTTCAACTTTTCCACTACCTCTACTACTACGTCTACAACAAGTTATATAATAATATTACGCGTGCGCATGTGCGCGCGTCTACGCGTGCGCGTGCGCGTGCGAATAAACACTAAAAGCCCAGTACCTTACTTGATAGGTACTGGGCTAGGTGACACTAGGTGACACTAGGGAAAGAAAATTTTACAGCTTTCCAGCACGGTGCATTTTCTTTCTGGTCACTCTTTCTTTTGTCTGTAGGTCTGTAGCATAGTCTTTCCCTTCGTATGCGTAGCGATTGGATTCTATGATTTTAGCTTGCCGCTTTTTCTTGATCTCCCACAGTCTTATAGGGTTCTCTGCTTCCATCTGTTTTTCGTAATACCTTGGAATTCTTGCGTGTTTGCCGTTTGTGCACTGAATGTAGCCTGCTTTCCATATTTCTTCTTTGTGTGCTTTATACCATGCGTCTCCGATTCCTGGTTTTAGGCTCATTTTTGCAAATGGCTTCGGCTGTCCTAGATCATAGTAGTTGTTCGCTTTTTTCCCTTCTATTTCGTACATCTTTTTTGTGACGTACCCTGCTACATATCTGTAGGTTTCTGGAACTGCTTGTGCAATTTGCACATTTCCGTTGTTCCAAATTTTACAAAGTGTTTCTGAAGTAAAATAACCGTTGCACTTCGTTTTGTAAATCGGTTTAAGGTCGGTTGGTTTCCATCCGTATAGAATTAGGTGATAGTGCGGTCTTGCTGTCTTTTCTCCATATTCTCCTGCGCAAAAGTATCTTATATCGTCTCCTGTGGCCTTCCTTAGCCTTTTTAGGAATTTTTGGATATCCGTATAGAGTAGAATTTGAACGCTTTCTGGACGCTCTGCGCCCGGTTTCCATGTGTATTGTACTTTTCTCAGTATTTCACCTGTTTTCAGTATCATGCCCGGTACATGGTCATCATCGTAGGTTAACGTAACAAACCACACTTCGTTTTTAGGATACATTCTCGCTTCCATTTCGATCCGTGTTGTCCAGTCCTCTCTTTGCATGATTCTGCATCCGATACACTGTCCGCATGGAATCAACATGACGTCTTTTCGATACATCAAATCTTCATATTTCAGCTCTTTGTGTGCTCGCTCTTTACAAAAACGCGACAGGGTGTAAACCCTGCCGCTGATGTCTTTGTTGTCTGGCGAGTAGAACCGAATTAGAGGTCTACTACAGCCCATTTTATCCTCCTGTGTATGGATTTTTGCCTGGCTTGTAATTTCCACCACCGGTTTTTGCTGGATTATAGCTATCACTATAACCATTTTTACTTTGTGCGTTTTTCGGCCCTTCTCCGGTTTTTTTGGCGCTGTTTTTGTCGTTACTGAGCCAGCTTTTAAAGTCTGGAAAATCCGTTCCATAGCTTGACGTGCTACCGCCCTGCGTGTACCCGTCAGATCTCGTGTAACTCCAGCTTGTTTGTTTTGAATATCCCGGTAATGGCTGTTGTGGTGTAGGCATTCCGCTGGACTGCGTTCCTACACTTGGCGCTTCGATGCTTGCCGCCGATGCGGTTCCCTGTGCTCCACCCGGTGTGCTTGCTCCGCCTTGTGTGTATGCTAATATAGGATTGATTCCTGCCGCTCGCATGTCTTTTACAGCTCTCTGATATGCGGTGTTTGACATTTTTTCTTGCCATTCTCTGTTTTTGGCCGCTTCTGCTGAGTTGTATGCCATGCTGGCGTTTGTGGATATTTGGTTGAAGATTCCTTGCTGGATTGCCCCTAAGGTGTTTAGCCCCATTGCGTAAATGCTGTTTTTGTAATTCTGGTTTGCCTGTGCGCTCTGGCCTTGCAGAGCTTGTCCCCACAGGTTGGCATTCATTTTGCTTGCGGCATCGTAGTCTACGCCGCTCTGTCCTTCGCTTCCGGAGGCTCCTTCGCTGTGTGTTGCTCCGCTGTTCCAGCTTTGGCTGTTTCCGCTCATGCCTTTAAAAGCATTATAGATGGATGCTCCGCTGTTTGCGATACTTGCTATTCCACCTGCTATTCTTCCTGCGGCTCCTAGTGCTCCCATGAGTTCAGTTAGTGCCATTATGAAAATAGCCCGGTTTCCCGGGCTTCCTCCTTTCTTAGAGTTTTTCGAGACCCGGCACGCTGTAAAGCGGCATCGGTCTGGTAGTGGTGTTTTTGATAAGGAAGTCGGCGATAAACTGCGGCTCGTCCTGTACTGCGAGTGTACGCTGAATTTCTGTTTTGCCTTCTTTCAGCCACTCATCACTGAGATACGGCCGTTTGTCGTAGTTGTCGGCATAGTGCCAGCTGTCTAAAGTCCCCACCGCGTTGCTTCGGAATAGGCCGCTCACACGGTTCGGCTTCATTCTGTATTCGCTCCAGGCTTCTTGATAGCCGAATACCTCTTCATTTGCACTGGACGGGTTGCCGCTGTCGCAGTAGACTTCCTTAACTTTTACCGCTTGTTCACCGATGTTGGCGAACTGTGGGTAGTAGAAGTCTAAGGTGTCTTTGCGGCTCCAGAATCTTTCTAGACCCTGTTGGTAAGTTCGATCGTGGCGTACACAGCATACGCCGATCACGAAACCATGCTCCTCGAAAGATTTCGTGAAGCTGTTTTCGTTGAATGGTGTGACGCTGACTGCGCCTGGGTTGCCCTGCGGCGTCTTGCCGCTTTCGCTCGTCTGGATGACTTGAGAGATGTTAATCATGTATCGGCCTCCGCCCAGATATTCAGGTATCTGGACTGTTTTGTCGCTGATTAACGTTCCGAACAGACTTCGGATGATCTCGCGGTAACGACTGCCACCGCGTGCCAGCGCTTCATAATAGTGCTGTACCGCAAATGCCTGCCGCAGTTCGTTGATTGTCGCTGCCGTTACATCGCTCAGGTCTGCCGTCATTCGGTCACCCAGTTTTGCACCGCTGCTTTGGGATCCCAAGACTGCACGCGCCTTTTCGGTTGTGTTATTATAATCTTGGGTCATCATTTTGTCTAGTGTGCGGTACAAATACCCTGTGTCTTTCCACAAACCGTTGTCTTTCAGATCTTTGATTGTCAGCGGATTGTTGCTTCCGTCTGCCCAATAAATTGGTGCATTGCCGGTCATCGGAATTGTGACTTCCGGCCCCTTCTGAGGTGCTGGCAGTGCGCTGGTGAAGTAGTCGTGGAATTTGTTTACAGGCAAACACTCGTCACCGATTACTGCTAACTCGTTCAACTTCGTTTGTGTCCACCCTGTGCCGGTGTGTGCGTTGTTGTCTACCGGGTCGTCACCTGTTAAATCTGGTACTGGGTCATCCAGGTTCTGATCTCTAAACCATTCGTTCCAAATTCTGACATATCCGC